CTGGCGGCTACGCTAGCAACGCCGCGCTGATCGCTGACGTAGGCACTTGGTCAGTAGCCGGCGTATCCTTTACGGTTGGCGGCGTTACTGGCGCTTCAACTCTTACGATTGCACAAACTGCTGGAACCAACCTTCATCGCAACGGCTGGGGACGCAGCATCGAGCTGATCGACGGTACAGGCGCAACTCTTGCTGACATGAACATGGTTGTTGGTCTTAAGACCCCAGCTGTCGAGCCAAGCGCTACTCTCACCTTGACACAGACTCGTGACGCACTGAGCGAATCAGACGTGTTGGGCGGTAGCATCGTTCTAAGCATTGGCCACGACGGTAGCGGCGGCGTTACAAGCGCTAGCGTCACGATCGACGACACGAACATCACGCTGACGACCAGCTTAGGGGCAGCAATTCTTCCAAAAGCTGGTTTTGCCATCCTTAGCGACCTAGTTTCTGAGATCAACCTAGCATCTTACGGCGGCTGGAGTGCAACGCTTACTAGCTCGCTCTACGGTCAACTTTCTCCTGCGGTGCTTGATCAGGTCACCACGATTGGTGCTCTGGCTGCGACATCTGCTCAACCTGCTCGTCTTAAGAAGGATGCTTCGGAAGTTGCGGACTTGTTTGCAGCTAGTTCGATGGCTGAGCTCGTAGACGGTCTTCCGACCGGTCTCATGGACGCTCTCACAGAGACACTGCTTGCTAACGGCGCACGCGGCGCAACCACCTCTGCAAGCATCGTCGCTGCTCTTGAGAAGTTTGAAAAGTTCCACGTCAACGCTGTGGTTCCACTGTTCTCGCGCGACGCAACTGCTGACATCGCAGACAGCTTGACCGACTCCGGCTCGTCTTACACGATCGACGCGATCCATCAAGCAGTTAAGACCCATATCTCACTGATGAAAACAACCAAACGCCGTAGCGAACGTCAAGGCTACTTGTCGCTCAAAGCAGCTTACAGTCTCTGTCAAACAAAAGCAGCAAATCTTGCTGATGCTCGTCTTCAGCTGGCAATCCAGGACATTCGTCAAACTGACGCGACCGGCGTTATCAAGTGGTTCCAACCATGGGCATTGGCTTGCTTGCTTGCTGGTGCACGCGGCGGCGCACCGATTGGCGAGCCAATGACCTTCAAGTTCCTAAATGCTTCTGGTCTTCGTCATACTGGTCAGGCTATGGCTACTGCTGATGCCGACATCGTTACTGACTTTGATCCAGATTTGCAAGCCGACAACGCTATCGCTTCTGGTATCACCTTCCTTGAGAATCCTCAAACTGGTGGTTTCCGCGTAGTGGTTGACAACACGACTTACGGTCGCGACAACAGCTTCATCTTCAACCGCGCAAACGTTCTGTACGCTGCAGACATTGTAGCGTTTAACTTCCGCAACGCGATGGAAGCGACCTTTGTTGGTCGGAAGAACACGGTTTCGGTAGCAGACATCTCTGGCGTTGCGGGAACAGTACTGAACACGTTCTTGGCTCAGGGTGTTACGGTGAGTACTCCAGACGCACCGCAAGGATTTAAGAACCTTGTAGTTCGCCTGAACGGAAACGTTGTCGAGATCGAGGTTACGATCAAAATCGTTGAGGGTATTGACTTCGTACTCGCAACCATCACGATCCAACGCGCAACCGCTTAAGCAACACTACACAGAATGCCCTCCAAGGTCGAGAGATCCTGGAGGGTTTTTCTTTATCAAAACTGCACATAACGCTAACACCCTATCTGGTATCATTTTATTGAGTCAAAAGTTGACTTAAAAAAATGTCTAGGTAATGGAGAACCGCAACTCCATCAATAAGGGGAATTTATGGCCGCAAAAAAACCGGGTTTTGTTAGTGGGGCAAATGCCAGAATCAAGCTTGACGGTAAAACGCTAGCTTACTGCACAGACATGAGTTACAGCGTCGATATGGCGACTGTTCCGATCGAAGCAATCGGATCCTACGAGGTTAAGTCTTACGAACCTATCGCGTACAGCGTTGGGGGTAGCTTTGCCGTTATTCGCTACACAAAGCATATCAAGCCAGACAGTGGTGGCGCTGACGGTAACCCTGCCGATAAGCTTGGTGACGCCAACACGGTGGGCAAACAACTCGATCCGGGCCGTGTTCTGTCGTCCTCTACTTTCGACATGGAAATCTTCCAATCGACAGCCGCTACTGATGCTGGCGATGACAAGGGAGTTCAGAACGCGCTGTTTAAGATCCATGATTGTCGGGTAACACGCAGAGCATCAACGCTAAACAAGCGCGGCGTAATGGTCGACTCGTACACGTTCGTTGGCATCTTGGCCGGCGACACAGATGATGTGGCTACCGCAGTCTCTACTAGCGGTTCAAAACTCACAGATCTTTCGTAAATCGTTGATATTACGAGGCACTGGTAGCTTTCACACTACCGGTGCCTTTTCTTTCTATTTCCCTGATACTATTTATATAGCTCATGCGATCTAAAAGAGAAGGGGCAGTAGTGGCTGGTAAGCAAGCATTTTTTTTAACCGGTGCAAACGGGAAGATTCTCGTTAACAACAAGGTTATCGCCTATGCTACAGACATCACCTACCGCATCTCTGTTAAACACGGGGCTCCTCGTGTGCTTGGGCGCTTTGAAGTAGAAACCATTCAGCCTCTTACCTATGACGTCGCAGGAACACTGTCTATAATCAGATATGCTCGCGGAATACAGCCGTTTGTGAACGGGCCAGATGACGTAAACCAAGAGGGCAACGGTATCGGCTCTCTAAGTCGTGCGTCGGGTCTGGGCGATGACTTTACAAAACTAAGTCTTCCGTCCATACACGGACAATACAACGGCGGCGCAGATGAAGCGTTTAACCCCGCTAGGTTCTTTCAGTCTAAGATGTTCAACATAGAGATTCGTCAAAAATTGCCCGATAGTGGCGATGGTTTAGTGTCGGAGACTACGGTAACGTTACTGCGTGATTGCCGCTTCGAAGACATGATCTTCAAGCTCTCTAAACGCGGCGTTGCGATGATCGATCTTACGTTCCGCGCTCGCTATGCTGACGACGATACGGGTCTTGCTCGCAAATCTGGCGTAGGACAGGAGCTAGTGTAATGGCGACCATCAGTAACGCGTTTACGTCAAGCGGCATAAATGATAATTTAAAAGAGTCTCTTAACAATGCTGTAAAGAGCGCTGTTGGTGGCGTATCTCCTTTTAATAGTTTTGGACGATACTTTACCGGCTCGCGTGCTATCATTAAAGTGAACGACAAGCTGTTTGGCTTTGCTTTTGCTGTAGATTTTAGCATACGGACCGAGTACGTAGAGAATCGCACCATCGACAGTGCGGTTGCAGCAGAACTCATGCCTACACGCATCACTGTTGACGGCATGCTGTCGATGTTCCACGTACCTGGCAAGGGACCAACGGTTGAGCTTGTGCAGTCAAACGTGCTGTCGTTCTTGATGCACCGCTATATCACCATAGAGATTAGAGATCAAATGACTGATCAGTTGATCTTTAAGACTAACAAAGCGGTGATCACTGGGCGCACGCAAAAAGTGCAGGCCGGCGAGATGTCAACCATGCAGTTGTCTTGGAAGGCGCTAGGATGGATCGACGAACTCAGCGACCCCAAGGTACCACAAGGCGCAGACGGTAACGAAGGGTTTGGAAGTATCGCCGATAGTATACTTGGTGCTTTTTAGTATAACCCTGATATCTAACTAGCTAGGAGCAGCTGTGTATTCCGCATTACCTAAAAATGAACGTTCGTTCACCGTCTCGATCGAAGGTGATACTACTGCCATGAAATACGAGGGTACTTTTATAACTCGTTGTGCCATGTCGATAGGTGACAAGCATCGTAAAGAGCTGGAGAAAACCCGCCTGCTAGCGGACTACGTTAATCCAACTCCAGGGCTACAAGGGATCTCCGAGATCCTCTCCACTCTGCGCGTCAAACTGATCAAGTGGCCGGAATGGTGGAACGAACTCAATCAAGGTCTGTCGTCACTGGACGAGAACGTTGTCGTAGAAATATATGAAAAAATCCAAGACATAGAGAGCGTTTGGCGCGCTGAACTAAGAGATACCGCACAAACTGCCAAAAACGCTGCAGTCAAACCGGGTGATGAATCGGGAAACCCGTAGAGGGCAGTTCTGATCGCCCGTTTTACCTAACAGATCAGATAAGAGCTATTGCCGCCATAGACGCACGAAATTCGTCTGATGAGCGGCAATTCGTATTGTCTTTAGTGCGCTGGTGGAGCAAGCACTACAATCGACCTATGAAGGATCCTATCCTTGATTCGTACACGGCTGAAGAACTCCTATACGAGTGGAGCTCGATCCAAGAGAGCGCCCTAGCCGAAAAGGAGCGTGTTGAAGATGAAGCTGATAAGATAGAAGAAGAGAAGGAACGGGCTAACGAGGCGTGGGCCAACCAGATGGAAGAAGAAGATAAAGCTCTAGAAGAGCCATCTACTGATCCAGCTAAAGATCCCAACAACATCGAGTGGATGCAAAAATATATCGAGCAAGAGAAGCAAGCAAGCGGCGAAGATTTTGGCGAAGACTTAAACTTAGATTTTGATTCATCGGGGCAGTGATGGCTGACGACATAAAAAGAAAACCCAGTAGGTTCGACAGCCCCGCAGGTGGACTCTATGACTCGTTCCAACAGAACATAATACAATTTAGTG